TTCTGCGTCTACGACCCATTTGTTCTGTCGCATACGTTTCTAAAGCTTCTTTGTACTGTCCTTGATAGAGTTGTATCATATCCGTCGGACCTTTCAAGTACCCATATGCATTTACCAAACATGCATACAAAAGTAAATCTTGATATTTATTAGATACATAGGTTCCATTGGTCGCCGCCGGAGCGCCCGCAGGTAATGTACTACTTGTTAAACTTGCTGGCTCTTTATTAAAAGCCATGGTGATTGCGTAAGCTGTATCGGGTGTAGGGGCTACTACCCAATAATTTTCATCCCAATTGGCATAATATTTAGGAATACTCGTTGAAGACGAACTTGGAGTTGCATAATATTCTGCCATAAAACTAGGGTCTCTTTGTTCTAAAAAAACCTGATCACCATCATCCTTGGTTAATTGAATATATCTTATAACTCTTAAATCCGCTGGAATGGTTACATATCGATTCCCAATAATCATATTTGAAGTGTAATAGAATCGTTCTAAATCAGCATCAAAAGATCTATAAATTTTATTTTCAGCATTGATAATAAATTTACTTAAAACAGAGTCACTAAAAACTGTATCTCCGACTTCGGTATAACCTCTAATATCGGTAT